CTATTCAAGCAGCAAGCCTACATTTAAACAACAGTTTAAAAGAAATTGATTTTTCAGAAAAAATTTCAGATCAAAACAAAGTTCCCTTTATATTTAAAAAAGCCCTAGGCGAAAACCCAGTAAAAGATTATGAAAATATTGGAGCATTTTCAATACACTTTAATGCTACAAAACTTGCAAATAGATTAAAAGAAATAGGTATTGAGCGTGGAATCAATGTAATAGATGGTGTAATAAAAGAAGTGTCTTTAGATAAAGAAAAATACATTAAAAGTTTAATATTGGAAAGCAAAGAAGAGATTCCGTGTGATTTTGTTTTTGACTGTAGCGGTTTTCATAGATTAATTATTGGTAAAGTATTTAATTCAAAATGGAAAAGTTATAGTGATTTCTTGCCATCTGACTCCGCTATACCATTTTTTACTGAAATGACAGATGAGATACCCCCTTACACAGAGGCTATTGCAATGAAGTATGGATGGATGTGGAAGATTCCATTACAAAATAGGTTTGGATGTGGATATGTTTATGATTCATCTTTAATATCAGAAAAAGAAGCAACAAAAGAGATAGAAGAGTTCTTAGGATATGAGCCATTCTACCCAAGAAAAGATAAGGGTGGCTTTAAGTTTAGTGCTGGATCATATGAAGAGACATGGATAAATAACTGTGTTGCCATAGGTCTTGCAGGAAACTTTGTAGAACCATTGGAGGCAACATCTATCTGGGTAAGTATGGTTGGACTTATTCATATTTTTGGAAATACAAACTGGATAACAAACAATTCAGTTTCGGTTAGGGATGAATTTAATAAAAAAATTGTTTCTATGAATAATGATATTGTTGAATTTTTGTATTTTCATTATTTGTCAATGAGAAAAGATACTGAGTTCTGGCAAAAATTCTCATATGAAAATGCTCCAGAAAAATTAAAAGAAAAAATAAATTTATGGCAAAACAGGATGCCAGATAACCAAGATACTGGAGATTATTGGGATGTTAATAGTTGGATTTTAATTGGATCTGCACAGGAAACAATTAATAAAACTTTTGGAACTACTTATGTTCAAAACTCAGAAGAATATGAGGCAGGTCTTAATGCCTACGAGAACTTTGTTAACTATCAAAAAGATCAAAGTTCTAGGTGTATGGACCATAATAAGTTTTTGGAGTATTTAAAATGAAATTTAGAACACAATGGATAACTGCTCTTCGCAGCATGGGTCACAAGTCTTACTGGAACCTACCAAATACGGTAGAGTTCTTTGCCTTTATGACCAAGTTAGCAATTATTATTCCAGGTCTTATTTTTGGTGTACAGTTTTGGTGGCTATACATCTTTGCATTAATAACCAGTTTATCTTTAATTTGGTCATCAACAGTTAAAACATTGCCAACAATTATTTGGTTTAATATAATCTGGTCAATTCTTGCAGCAACTGCTATAATTAAGTATTGGGTCTAAGGAGATAAATAATGTCATTAAAGCAATTATATTTTCTTCACATACCAAAGACTGCTGGAAGTTTTGTTTCAGAAAACATAAAGACTAGTATTAACAACGATCTTCTGTGTTACACAAGCACTATATTTCCAAACAATAATGAATTTTTAAAATCAAAGATATATATCTCAGCCCATGGTGGTACTTACCCAATAGATTTCTTGGAAGATGTTTCTGTAGCAACTTTGATTAGAGATCCCCTGTCAGCAAGAGCGAGTTATTTTAATTTTATATACCCAAGATATCTATATAACAGAAACGAATACAAAGATCTACCTAGCAATAGAGAAAGATTTTTATATTATTTGTTTGAAGATAAGAACTTTTTAATTCATAACAACTATCAAAGCAGGTTTATTTGTAATCCTTCAGACCCAAGATCTTGGGATCCAGAGTCCTTTTATACAAAGCATAAATCAGAGATGATGAGTCATTTTTATGAAGGCAAAGGGTTTGATTGGTTTGTTAAAAATGAAAATACCTCTATTGATAATGCAATTCACAACATAAATAGTTTTGAGATAGTGAATACTGTTGAAAACATGGAGGCCTTTTGTGGTAAAATTAAGAACTGGTTTATGCTAAACCACAGTATTGACATTAATTTTGATTTTAATACTAAGATTAATGTTGGACCGTCTAAGTTAAATGAAGAACCTGTTTCTTCTGGATACTTCGTAAATCTATTAACTCAAGATGAAAAAGATAGAGTGTTAGAGTTAAATAATATAGACCTACAGGTTTATAATTTTGTAAAAAACAAGGAGGCTACAAATGTATGAATACTATGTAAGAAAAGTAGAGAACGTAGTAGATGGAGATACTATCGACGTTCTAATTGATTTAGGGTTTGATATTTTGTTTCAATCCCGTGTGAGACTGGCTGGTATTGATACCCCTGAGTCTCGTACAAAGGATCTTGCTGAAAAGGCTCTTGGTCTTGAGTCTAAGGAATACCTAAAGAAGCATCTTAAGGATGCTAAGTCTGTTGTAATTAAGACTGAAAAGATGGACTCATCTGAAAAGTATGGTCGCATTCTTGGTTGGCTATATGTTAATGGAGACACAGAATCTGTCAATGATAAGATGATTAATGATGGGTATGCTTGGGGATATATGGGTGATACAAAGGTCAAAGATTTTGATGCTTTGAAGAAGGCCAGATCAAAGTCAGGTAAGTAATGGACATCAAGAAGCAAGAACTCTTGAATCATCTATTAAACCAGGGAGCAATTCAGATGGCTGATATTGACTATGAAGGCAATGTTCTTTATAGCATTACTGATAAGTTGCAGCAGGTCCATCCAGATTTATATGCAGAACTTAAAGAGCAGTATGAGGACCACATGTTTAAACTAATTAAGAAGGGTCCTTCTACAATGAATTGGAGAATCAATGTCTGAAGCAGGGGATAGAATTGAAGAGTTGATCTTGAGCGGAGCACTTGAGGTTTCTGGTGTAGATATTGACACTGGAGAAATGCTTTACAACTTTACAGACAAACTTAAAGACATTAGTCCTGAACTATTTAAAGATATGTCTGACTATATTTCTACAGAAACTATGTCTTTATGGGCTGAGGGTTTCTTAGATATAGATGTAACTGAAACAAATCCAATGGTTAGGCTTACTCCAAAGGCTTTTGACAATGCTGAGATCAGCAAACTCAGCAAGGAAAAGCAGTACACCCTAAAAGAGATTATAAGGATAATTAGTCTACAGATGTAGTATAATTACCTTGGAGAAACTATGGAATACTTTTTGGGTTCAGTGATAACAATGGTTGCGATGTTCGTTGCGACCAAGTTGATATCTTCAGAAAAAAATGTCATAAAAGAAAACCCTTTCAGATATAGCCAAAGCCATATCCATGAGATTATTTCTCCTTTAGTGCCAAATCTAAGAGAATACAAAAAAATTATTCCACGCCAATCAAGGAACCAAGAAGAAAAGACAAATATTAAGGTTGTTATTTTTGATAACAAAGCCTATTTTGTTAGAGATGCAAAATTCTATTGTGCAGAAATGCACGGTACAGAGATAGACGGAGCCAATGCAACCCTAGTTGACACGATGGGTATGGATAAGGTACAATTAGATAAGATGCTGTTTATAATGGATCAACTTAGAGACGGGAAGAAAAATGATAGTGGGGATTCAAGGGACCAGTAGTTTTGATGACTACAAGGTTTTTCTTAGAGCCATGGCTGTTACGATGTCTTCTTTAAAGGAAGATGATCCGTACTTCTATCTCTATTCTGCAGGACCAGCCAACATTAACTTAATGGCTATGGAGTTTTCTAACCTGTCAGAACGAGGGCTAAAGGCTCGTGGTAAAAGTATTAAGTATAAGGCTGTTCCACCATCGTGGATTACAGAAAATATTTCAGATATAAACTACTTTGCTTTTTTAAGTAAGGAAAGAGAACAGGTGTCAAAACTTGTTGACGATGCAAAAACAAATAATGTCGAATACGGCATTTTTAGGTACTAGGAGATCATAATGCAAATTAAATCATTAGAGAAAATGGAAGCAATTGTTAATAACAACAAGGCTTTGATGTGGGATGGGTGGACAGTAGTTAATTCTTATCCTTCTGAGAAGGGTAGAACAGCCCCACAAGGGGCCTTCAAGGATGGCAAGTGGCACATGCAGCGTCGTTTTGTACCTTCTAAGAATGGATGGGATATACCAGACAAGTTTGTGAGTTAATATGCCAAAGCATGAATGGAAAGATGATGCTTTGTGTTTAGATTACGACACAAATATATTCTTTGAAAAGTATGAAGATGATGAACTTCTAAGACCAGCAGTAGACAAACTTTGTTCTATGTGCCCAGTGTCTAAGATGTGTTTTGCCGTTGGTGTTTCTCAAAAAGAGTGGGGAATCTGGGGTGGAGTCTACCTTGAAAGTGGACAGATATCTAAAGAGTTCTCCAAGCATAAGTCTAAGATAGACTGGGCAAACACTTGGCAAAGATTAACAACGGAGCAATAATATGGAACAATGGATGAACAACTATGCATCATATGTGCTTGCAGGCAGTGGTGTTGCAGCAATATATTTTATTGGAAGAAAGCGCATATGGGGATGGATCTGGGCTACTCTTAATGAAGCAATGTGGATATATTATGCAATAAGCACTAAGCAGTATGGTTTTATATTTGCTGCAATAGCCTATTCAATTGTTTATATTAAATCATATTTGCACTGGAAGAGAGAAGATTAATGTACACAGACTCAATGAGAAGAGCATTTAGATCATTAAGAGGACCAAAGGGTTTTCAACTACAAATAGTTGACCACGATCATTTCTTAACAGTAAAGGCAAGTGAAAAAGAGTTCATGAGCCTGTCTGGTGAAGAAAGAAAAGAGGCCGTGGAGTATATGATTCGTGCAAAGAAAGCACTAGAAGAGAATGGGGCAATCGTAATGCTGGTAAGAGAAGGTGGCAAAGAAGAATGATTGATTTAATTGCATTCTCAATAGTAATTATTTTATTCTTTATGTTAATAGTTAAGTATGTTAGGGTTAGTATAAAGTTATCTCAAACTACGATAGAACTAATTAAGGCACACATAGACAAAACCCTTATATCTGAAAAACTTGCTGAGTTGGCAGATCAGCCAAGGGGACCTTCAGATCCATCTGCAGAAGCATTCTTGAAGTTTGTTTCAGATTCTAGAGACTGGGCCTACCAGTACATTGATGAAGTCCAGCAGTCATTAGATAAGTTTATTTCTGATGTTGAGCCAGAAATACTGTACTTTGATACCTATGGAGACCTTATGGCTGCAGAGCCAAACTACAATTCTATGAAGAAAATATCAGCCTCAGTCAAAGAATTAAAGAACTTGCTGCCAGAAGACTATGGTAAAATAGATAAATGATAACCTTCAAATCATACGAAGATCTGGCATATGAGGCTTTTTATTCATGCCATGTATTAGAGTGTGAGGTTGAAGCAGAGAAACTGTATGCCACAGAAACTCAAATCAGAGATGTCTGTATAGATCATTATACAGAACTAACAAAGTAATATCCTAGGAGGAATGAAATGAATAAACAAATCAAAAACGCACTAGCGTCATACGGAAGATCAGTACTTGGAGCAGCAACAGCAATGTATGCCTCTGGTGTAACAGATCCAAAGACACTAGCATACTCACTACTTGGAGCACTAATCCCCGTAGCATTGAGAGCAGCCAATCCTAACGATCCTGCATTTGGCAAGATGCCATCTGTAGAAGAGGTAGACAGAGCAGTTAAGACTGCTAAGGTTGTTAAGAAGACCGCAAAGAAGGCTCCTGCAAAGAAGTCATCTGGCGGAGGAAAAACTCAGCAAGTAAAGTAATCTTACTATAGACTGGCAGGCTTGTTATTTGACAGGCCTGCTTTTCTATGCTATAATATTTATACCTGCCCAATAGGGGGGTAAATTAACTTATTCGCTTGAAAGGGGAATAACATGGTAATAACACATCCTAGGGATCTATTCAATGATCCTTTTTTTATTGGCTTTAACAGAGAGTTAAATCGCCTAAATACAGCACATAAAACAAACTCACAGTCATACCCTCCGTATGATCTAATCAAACTAGATGAAGATACATACAAGATTTCACTGGCTGTCGCTGGTTTTTCAAAAGACGATATTGATGTTTCAGTAGATAACGGAACATTGATTATCAAGGGTGAGATTGTTGAAGTTACAGATGCAGAGGTAGTTCATAAGGGAATCGCAGGAAGAAAGTTCGTAAGATCTTTTGCACTGGGAGAATATATGGAAGTAACTTCTGCAGAACTTAAGGATGGCATGCTGCATGTTCATGTAGTACGCATTGTTCCTGAAGATAAAAAGCCCAAGTCTATTAAAATTAAGTAGTATAATAGATAACATTCCGCTATGAGACTTTAAAAGGTTTTGCAACGGATACTCCCATGAGGGGAGAGTTGGCAGGAGTTGAATCTTCGTGGCTAATAGACCTGAGCAGTCGTCTATAAACTGCTCATTATTCATCTAAAGTTATTTGTTTGTTTACCATTTATAACAAAAGTTTATAGTGTTGTCAGATATACTATAAGTATGAAATTTAAATTCATTGCTTTACCAATAGTATTAGCCATATTTGCTAATGCTTTTTTTATTACCCCTTCACATGCTGATAACCTTCAAGGTGCTGGATCTACATTTGCTGCTAATTTTATAGACAGATGCAGGGTCGAATTTATGAAATCAACAGGAGATTCTGTTGTCTATGGAGCATCAGGCTCAGGTGCTGGAAAGAATATGTTTTCAAATGGAGTAACAGACTTTGCTATGTCAGATGTTCCTTACTCTGGTACAGAACAAAAACCATCAAAAGAGTTTACCTACGTGCCATTAGTTGCAGGGCCAATTGGAATTATCTATAAACTTGACGGATACAAGATTACTATTAAAATGAGTAAAGATACCCTAGCCAAAGTTTTTGCGGGACAAATAACAATGTGGAATGATCCACAGATACTAAAAGAAAACATGATAGGAACAAGACTACCTAGGATACCAGCAACAAAAATTAGAGTTATATACCGTATTGATGGTTCTGGAACATCAGAGGTTTTTACTTCATACCTTAATGCAGTTGCTCCAAACATATGGAACAAACCAGGGAATAAAAACTTTGGTACTGCATTCCCTGGAGATATATCTAAGCAGTACATGAACAGTGCTTCTGGGTCTCACGGTATTGCAATGGTCCAGGGAACTACAAATGGATCTATTGGATACAATGAGATATCATATGCAAGAGGACTAAAGACAATCTCTGTTGAGAATGAGGCTGGAAGGTTTATCCAACCAACAGTAAGTGCAGCGTCAGTATTCCTTGGAGACTTTGTTCCAGATAAGAGTGGTGTGGTTAAGATTAACTATAAAAACCCTAACAAATTATCCTACAACATATCTACATTTACCTACGGTGTAGCATACAAAGAAAAAAACTCAAAGAATGATTCAGTTAAAAAGTTCTTCAACTTTATGCTTGATACCTGTGGCAAGAAGGCTGAAGATCTTGGCTACTCTCCAATCAGAAGTGCTATGCTCAAGTTTTCAAAGGCAAGAGTAGCAGAAATAAGTTCAAAGTAGCAGTATAATAGAAGTGTCCCACACAGGACCTTAGTGATGGATTAGTTACCCATTGGATAGAGACCGTGGCGCAAGTCAGGTGAATTGCCTGTGTGGGGC